GCGTAAAACTGCGCGCGGGCTTGAAGGGTGGTTGCAGCCATTTTTCGGCGATGACCTTGAAATTCATGCAAGCCTTGATGACGTCCCCGCCCTTGCCGAAGAACGCGCCACGCTATGGCGTAGATTGTCTGAGGCAAGCTTTATCACCGACGAAGAGCGCCGCCACATGGCAGGACTTAGCACAGGTGAGGCAAGCTAATGGCGGAGCTTAGCACTTCATTTGACCGCACCATTACCCTTGGCTTGGTAGTGACGGTGATGTTGCAAACAGCAGGCGCTTTAATTTGGGCAGGCGCAACGGAAGCTCGGCTGACAACGCTTGAAGCACAAATGGCGCTAACGCCAGCTGTGGCCGAGCGCCTTGCGCGGCTTGAAGGGCAATCAAACGTTATGGCGCAAAGCCTCTCGCGAATTGAGCGCCGCCTGATGCTACCCGAATAATAGGACAAAACTTATGACGAATTTAAACGGCGCTGATCTACGGATCAGCGGCTATGCGAGCTTGTTTGGACAAACTGACCTTGGCGGCGATAGCGTTAAGGCTGGGGCTTTCTCTGCGAGTATTTTGCAGTTTAAAAATGGCCGATTGCCAATGCTATTTGGTCATGAAACCGCCAATCCTATTGGGGTTTGGGACCGCGTGACCGAAGATCGCACAGGGCTGTTTGTCTCTGGCCGTCTTATATCAGGCACGCCGCAAGCTGACCGCACGATACGCCTTATCCGCGAAGGCGCGGTCAGCGGTCTGTCCATTGGTTACCGCGTGCGCCGTAAAACCCAAACGCCTCAAGGCCGTCTATTAACAGAACTTGATCTTTGGGAGGTTTCTGTCGTCGCCTTCCCGATGCAGCGCAGCGCGCGGATCACTCAAATTGGCGACACCCCAATTTCACAGACATCACACCCTCAAACACAAAGGAGTATTGCGTGAGTCACGATACTAAACTTGAAAACACCTCCGTATTGGAAACTAAAATGGGGCCAAGCGATTTGAAAACCGCTCAGGCCGATTTTGCCTCTACTTTCGCCGCGTTTAAAGACGCCAATGACCAACGCCTTGCAGAAATTGAAAAGAAAGCTTCGGCTGATATTTTGCTCGACGATAAAGTCGCTCGCCTAAATGCCGCGCTAGATAGCCAGTCAAAGCAGATTGAAAATCTGTCTGTTTCGTTGTCACAACCTAGCTATACAGCAAGCGTTAACACCGAAGTCAAATCAGCATGGTCTTCTTTTATCCGTAGCGGCGATGCCTCTGCGCTGACATCGCTTGAAGGCAAGTCCCTAACGGCTTCTGACGCTGAAGGCGGCTATATCGCGCCTATCGAAACGGAAAGCCGTATTGATGGCGTGCTGCGCGAATCCTCACCGATGCGCGGACTGGCCACTGTGCGTTCTATTGGAACGTCCATCTTCAAAAAGCCTGTTAGCGCCAGCGGCGCGGCGTCTGGCTGGGCGGGTGAAGTTGATACGCGTGTTGAAACAGACGCGCCGCAGCTTGAATTGCTCGACTTCCCAACGGGCGAGCTTTACGCCATGCCAGCGGCGACACAGGCTTTGCTTGATGACGGTCTTGCTGACGTTGATCAATGGCTGGCTGATGAAGTGCGCGATGTTTTTGCAGCCCAAGAAACAGCCGCCTTTGTCAATGGCGACGGTATCAATAAGCCGCGCGGTTTCCTCTCTTATGCTCAGGCCGAAAATGGCTCGCAAGCATGGGGCGAAATCGGGACTGTCTCTACGGGCGTTGATGGCGGCTTTGATGCAGACGCGCCAGTCGATGCTATTCTGGATTTAATCTACGCGCCTAAATCGCGTTACCGCGCAGGCGGCAGCTTTGTGATGAACCGCCGCACTGTCAATGATGTGCGTAAGTTCAAAGATGCAGATGGTAATTATATCTGGCAGCCTTCTACTAAAGCTGGCCAGCCAAGCACCTTACTCGGCTACCCGCTTGTCGAAATGGAAGACATGCCAGATGTGGGTGCAGGTAGTGCTGCGATGGCCTTTGGTGATTTCCGCCGCGGCTATCTCATTGTCGACCGTCAAGGCATTCGTGTGCTGCGTGATCCATATTCTGCCAAGCCTTATGTGCTGTTCTACACAACCAAGCGTGTGGGCGGCGGCGTGCAGGATTTTGACGCAATTAAAGTCCTTAAAACATCAGCTTAGGCTAATGTCCTGAATTTAAAATTTAAGCCTGCGCAGGTCTCTGCGCGGGCTTTTTTATGACCAAAATTAGACCGAGACCCAATAAGACCGAGAAAAGAGAGATAAGATGATTGAAGATATAAACTTGCCCGCCATAGAACCCGTCAGCTTGCAAAGCGCGAAAGCCTTTTTGCGCGTTGACCATGATAACGAAGATGAATTAATTATTGGCTTTATTCAAAGCGCGCGGCAGCGGATTGAAACTTATCTCTCGGTCAGCCTAATAACGCGGCGCCGTCTCTTTACCAAAGTGTCTCCTAAAAGCACGTGTCTCTATCTTAATCACCATCCGATTAAACGGGTGATTTCTGTTGATACGCGTCTGGGGCAGCAGACGCAAAAATTAGATCCGTCGGATTACTTGGTGAACCTTCACGCGCGTCCTGCAAGCTTGCGGTTGTTGAAAAATAACAGCTTACAAGCTGATGCAATTCAGGTCGAAATTGAAGCGGGGTTCGGTGAAAGCGCGGATGAAATTCCGATGCCTTTTCGCCAAGCCATCTTGCTGTTGATAGCGCAAAGTTATGAGCATCGCGGCGATGAAGATATGGCGATGCCCATGATGGTCGATGCGCTGCTGATGCCCTATAGAGGGCTACGGTTGTGATTGGCGATCTGCGCGTGCGTCTCGGATTATACGCGCCATCCATCACGCCTGATGACTTGGGCGGTAGTGTCACGACATGGGTGTTTCAGCGTTCGGTATGGGCGGCGATACAGCCGCGCGCTCTCACTGAAACGCGCGAGAACGGACGGCTAGCTGTTACGCAAAGCTACCGCGTTATCATTCGCTTCCGCAAAAATTTTCCAGAGCGCGCTCGCTTTATGTGGGGCGACCGAATTTTGCGCGTCATTGCCGCATCCGATCCCGATACGCGCAAAGAGCGTATGCACTTAATTTGCGAAGAGGAAAAGCAATGAGCCTGATTTTAACCCGCAGCGCAGGCAAACTGGCCAAGGTCGTTCACGCGGCGTTGGTGTCCAATGCCCATATGCAGCTTATTCTCGGCGATCCGCCTCGACTTTATGATAGCGCGCCCGAAGACCCAGTTTTTCCGTATCTGACATACGGGCCTATGCGGTCAGTAGATATTGGCGGGGACGAGACAGAGCTTATCTCGCATCAAATGACGCTGCATATCTGGTCACGTTATGAGGGCCGCGCGGAAGTCTTTGCGAGTCTGAATTATATCGCTGAAGCTCTTAATGTTGAGGCGCTAAGTGCCTCAGATATGTCCGTCGTCAACGCAAACCCCATTTATGTCGATGTTTTACGCGCGCCTGATGGCCGCACCATGCACGGACTGCTTCGCATGTCCTTTTCCACTCAAACTCATGCCCAGGAGGCCTTATGAGCGCTCAACGCGGTAGCGATATGCTGCTTAAAATCAAAAATAGCGCGGGTGATTATGTCACCATAGCTGGCCTTCGGACAAAATCCTTGCGGCTCAATTCTCGGCCTGTTGATGTCACAGATACGGGCTCAATTGGCGGTTGGAAGGAACTTTTGCCAGGTGCAGGTATTCGGTCGGCTGAAGTTAGTGGTAGCGGCGTGTTTCGCGATGCAAGCTCTGACGCCTTAGCGCGGCAAAGCTTTTTCGAGCAAAGCGCGCAGGATTATCAGTTTATTATTCCTGATTTCGGCCAAATTACAGGGCCGTTTATCCTCAGCGGCTTAACATATGGCGGGACTTATCAAGGCGAGGCGACTTTTGAGCTGACGCTGGTAAGCGCAGGGCCGCCAGTATTTGCGGCGCTGTAATGTCTTACCAAATCGGCACTGAATTTATCACCTATAACAGCCGCCGCTATGCGTTGCGGCTAACTATGGGGGCTTTGGCCGAAATTTCAGACCGATTTGAAGCTTCGGGCCCGATGCAATTGGCGCAGCGCCTACGCCATATGAACTTATCGGATGCCCGAGAGCTGCTAGCCTGCCTTTTACGTCCATCTCTCTCCCCTCGGTTGGATGCGGGCAGGCTAGCGGCTCAAGTCTCGAAGACAGAGCTGCAAGCCGCGCTGCCGAAAATGTGCCGTATCATTGAACAGGCCTTTGGAGATGTATCGTGAGCGGCAAGCCACTTGATGAAGCGCAGGACTGGCCTTTTGATATTTGGTTACGCCTCGCGGTTTTACATATGCACCTGACCCCGAAAGATTTCTGGGAGATGAGCGTACGCGACTGGTTTGTGTTGTGCCACAGAAACGCGCCGGCTCAGTTTTCAAAAGATAATCTGAGACAGCTTCTAAAGGCGTTTCCAGATAAGAAAGATGATTAAATGGATGATTTAGACCTTTCCGCAAATGCGCTGGAAAACTTTGCGAATAATGGCGGGGTTGAAGCGGCTGAAAATGTCGCCCGCGCATTCGAGCTTGCGGGCGATAGAATTTCGGGCGCGTTAACCCGCGCCGCTCGTACGGGTGAGCTGTCGTTTAATTCGCTGGCTGAAAGTATCGCTCAAGACCTTGCGCGGCTCGCTGTGGATCAATTTATCACAGGACCGCTAGAGCAGCTTGTCGGCGGTATTGGCGGAGCTTTATCTGGCGCGCTTGGCGGGGCACTTGGCGGCTCTATTGGCGGTAGCGCGAAGCCGTCCGTCACAGTCAATATGAATGTGGCAGGGGGCAGCGCAGCGGGCTTTAAAAACTCACAAGGTCAAATGGCAACCAAGCTAGCCCAAGCCGTGCAGCGCGGACAATCGCGTATTTAATTGCGCCCTATTTAATTCGAAGCTTATATAATTAATTGAGATTTCTATGACAAATTTTCATGATGTGCGTTTTCCTGCACGTCTCGCATTTGGCGCAAGCGGCGGGCCGCAGCGCCGCACAGATATCGTCGCGCTTGCTAATGGCAGTGAAGTTCGCAACACCGCACAATATCATTCTCGTCGTCAATATAATGCAAGCACGTCTATTAAGACACGTGATGATGCTATTGAAATTAATGAATTTTTTGAATTACGGCGCGGTCAACTACATGCCTTTCGCTTCAAGGATATGTTAGAGTATTCTTCCGCGATTGGTGATAACCCTGTCATGCCTACAGATCAAATCTTAGGGCGCGGTGATGGCAGCCGCGCGAGTTTTCAACTCATTAAAACCTATAGTGATGATGTACAAAGCTATGAGCGCGCCATTACAAAACCTGTGTCGGGCACTGTTGTTGTTGCCATTAACGGACAGGTTTTAGAGACTTCAGATTTTACGGTTGGCGGATTAACAGGCATTGTTGACTTAAATGTTGCGCCCGCATCTGGCGCTGTTGTCACGGCTGGATTTGAGTTCGATGTGCCCGTGCGGTTCGACACAGATACGCTTGATATTTCTTATGAAGATTTCGGCGGTTTGCAAATCTCTGACATCCCATTAGTGGAGGTTCTGGATTATGCAAATAATTAATTCCGCGCTTCAATCTCACATTGATAGCGGCATCACTACGCTCTGCTCGCTTTGGTTGTTGCAGTTAAAAGACGGAACGAAAATTGGCCTGACTGACCATGACAGACCGCTGCAATTTGAGGGCGTCTCTTATGGCCCGCAACACAGTTTTGATGCCAGCGATAGTGAAGTGCGTCTTGGCTTTGCCGCCGATAGCGGCGCGCTGCGGTTGGCCTTTAATTTGCCGCAACTAACGCAAGACACTTTGCAAGCTGGGATGGTGGACGAGGCGCGCCTCACGCATTACCGCGTGAACTGGGAAGATGTGTCGCAATTCGTTTTGATGTCCGTTGGCCGTGTCGGGCAGGTGCAAGCCAGCGGTGACGGGTTCGAAGCTGAGTGGACTGGACTGGCCACGCAGCTAGAGCGCAGCACAGGCCGTATTTTTTCGCGCCAATGTGATGCTGAGTTTGGTGACTCGCGCTGCGGGCTTAATTTGGTCGACTTTCCAGAAGGAACGATTTGCCCGCGCAGCTTTGAGGCTTGCGGCTCGCAATTCTTTAATAGAGCCAATTTTCGCGGCTTTCCCTATTTGCTAGGTGATGACGCGCTCCAAGCCTCGCCGCAAATTGGTGAATTACGCGATGGAAGCTCGCGCTACCAATAATGTCTGATCCAAAAACACGCGCCGCCGTTTTGCAGGCGGGCAAAACGTGGCTCGATACACCTTATCAGCACCAAGCTAGCACGCGCGGGGCAGGAACGGACTGTTTGGGGCTTATTCGCGGCATTTGGCGAGAGCTTTACGGCTATGAGCCCGAAACCCTGCCCGCCTATACGCCCGATTGGGCCGAACAGAACGGACGCGAGACTTTATATGAAGCCGCTCGGCGCTGCCTGACACCGATTGCCAATGAAACCGCGCAAGCGGGCGATGTCTTGCTGTTTCGTATGCATAATATCGCGCCCTGTAAGCATATTGGTATTTTATCGACGCCTGACACGCTGCTGCACGCCTATTGGGGAAAGGCGGTTGTTGAGAGCTACCTTGTTCCATATTGGCGGCGGCGTTGGGTCTATAGTTTTGCTTTTCCGCCTCTAAATTATAAGTTAAATCAAAGAGATATGCCATGACGACACTTGCCATTACAGGTCTACAAGCGGCAGGGAGCGCTCTGGCTTCGACGGCGGTTTCTACAGCGACCAGTCTTGCTATCTCTACCGCGACCAGCGCGATTTCACGTGTCTTTGATAACCGCGTTTTTGAAGGTCCGCGCCTTGATAGTTTTCACCTGCAAACCTCGCGTGATGGCGCGCCAATGTCGCGGATTTACGGGCGTGTTCGCCTCGCGGGGCAGGTGATTTGGGCCTCTCGCATCCGCGAAATAGCGACAGAGGAGCGTGTATCTAGCGGTAAAGGCGGCGGGCCAACACAGCGTAATTTTAGCTACTCTATCAGTTTTGCGATTGGACTTTGTGAGGGCGAAATTCTCGGTGTTGATCGCATTTGGGCCAATGGTATTGCGCTGCAAACGGCAGGGCTAACCATGCGCGTCTATACGGGGCGCGAAGACCAAGCGCCTGATCCGATTATTGCGGCAACCGAAGGCGGCGACGTACCAGCCTTTCGCGGTACGGCCTATGTGGTGTTTGAAGACTTCCCGCTTGATGATTATGGCGCGCGCTTGCCGCAGATTAACCTCGAAGTGCTGCGCGTCCCGCAAAGCCAGAATGACACGCCGCGATTAGAGCATTTGATTAAAAGCGTTTGCTTGCTGCCAGGTTCGGGTGAGTTTTCTTATTCACCTGAAATTATTGAAGAAAATCCAAGCCCTGGTGTCACGCGTCCTGTCAATATGAACAACTTGTCGGGCATTGCCGATATAGAACTCGCCCTCGACCAACTTGAAGCGCAGCTTCCTAATTGCAAGAATGTGTCTATCATATCATCGTGGTTTGGTACGGATTTACGCTGCGGGGCGTGTGATATCAGACCCGGCATAGAGCGGCGTCAGCGCGTTACGCGCAATACGCAGTGGCAAGTTGGCCGTGATAGGCGCGGAAATGCTTATCTTGTGAGCCAAGATGGAGATGAACGGCCCAATTTTGGCGGATCACCGTCAGATGAGAGCTTAATTGGCGCAATTAGGGAGCTAAAATCGCGCGGCTTTTCCGTCACACTTTATCCCTTTATCCTGATGGATATTCCGCCTGATAATACGCTGCCTGATTTAGACGGTAGCGGGACTCAGCCCGCATTTCCGTGGCGCGGACGTATCTCCGCAACGCAGGATAAATCCGCGCAAACCCGCAGCCAAATAGAGGCGTTTTTCGGCGCGGCTAGTCCTGCTGATTTTTCAAACGGGGCAGGGGAGGCGCATCACCGCGCGCCGGATTATAAGTATAGAAACTTCATTTTACATCACGCTAATATTGCGCGGCGCGCGGGCGGGGTTGAGCGGTTTATCATCGGCTCTGAAATGCGCGCTCTGACCACTTTGCGAGACCAAAATGATAGCTTTCCTGCCGTTGAAAAATTGACCGATTTAGCCCGCGATGTGAAGGCGATTTTGGGCGCGCAAACGGGCATTACTTACGCAGCGGATTGGACAGAATATTTTGGCTATCAACCACAAGATGGCAGCGGCGATGTGTTTTATCATCTTGATGATTTATGGGCTGACCCAGCCATAACGGCTATCGGTATTGACGCCTATTTCCCGCTCTCAGATTGGCGCGATGGAGAGGTTCATTTAGACCGAAATCTTGCGGATAATAATTACGACTTATCTTATCTGTCTTCACAAATTGAAGGCGGGGAAGGGTATGATTATTTCTATGCTAGCAGCGCGGATAGGCAGGCGCAAAACCGCGCTGATATTTCTGACGGGACCGCGCAAAAGCCTTGGGTGTTTCGTTATAAAGATGTGCGGAGTTGGTGGCTTAATTCTCACTATGAACGCCGCAATGGAACCGAATTAAATACCCCAACAAATTGGAAGCCGCAAAGCAAGCCTATCTGGTTTACAGAAATAGGATGTCCCGCCATACATAACGGAGCCAATCAACCCAATGTATTTTCAGACCCGAAAAGCATAGAGAGTAAAATTCCATATTTTTCAGATGGTTCGCGTGATGACCTCATACAAAGACATTACTTAGAGGCGCTAATTAATTACTGGGATACGCCGCAGATAAATCCTATATCAGATGCCTATAATGAGCCGATGATAGATACGGATATGATGTCCGTTTGGGCGTGGGACGCGCGGCCATTTCCTGATTTTCCTGCCCGCGAAACCGTTTGGTCAGATGGAAAAAATTGGCAAATTGGGCACTGGCTCACGG